CAGCTATGACGCCCCCTAAAAAAGAGATAAGCGCAATTTTTATTTTTTGGTTGTCGGTTGAAAATTCCATTATTGCTCTATAAATAAATTGTCCTGCTCTAGTATTTTACGCAATTCCTTTCGGCAATAGTCATAAGCCTTGTAGGTTTCATCTGTCAATTCTTTGTACTTCATTTCTGATCTTAGAAGTTGATCGAAGTCCCAGATTGCGCTTTTATAATTGTGCCCATTTATAGCTGCTTGAAAATCTGTGTTATCTTCAGGCAAATCAAATTCTAGGTTTGCTTTCATAGTGGGAATTTTTGTGAGTCTACTAAAAGTTCATAATGCTCAAGTTCATCTTTCTTGTACCTTCTTCCGTGCAAAGTTAGAATTCTACCACCCACAGGCTTGACAGGTGCGCCTCTTTCAATGTGCCATCCATTAGATCCATCTCCATACTCTTCCTTGTAAGTACCTGTTATAGCAAGGTGAATCTGCTTTTGCTGTAATTCGTAGACTCTTTTCCCTTGATTATACTGAAGGGTATCCCTTACATCATTACGGCTAGAGTTCTCATGGATGTGACCCATAATAAAGATATCCATGTTCTCATAGGTCTCTAAAGCCCTAGTCAAGTTGATTGCGCCCTTTGTGACTATTCCACCCCCACCGGCACCATGATGGTACTTTAAAGTCTTAGTCATTTGACTGTTAGTTCTTATCTCATATTTTATAATCATCCACCCACCATATCCGCCTGTAAAAATATTGCTTTTGTTTTTGTAGTTCATTAGGTCTACAAATCTCTGAAGCAAATCTGTTTCTTGATACTTTATAATAGATGTTTCATGATTACCGTACCCGATCACAGTCAAAAGGGGTGCATAGGGTGACCACCATTCTACGGCAGTTTCAACCACGCTATCTAAATACTTTGCGTTATTGTGTTCAGGTAAAATGTCGCTTTTGTTGCCCCTTCTGTCTCCCTTCCCCTGCATTAAACAGAAAAAATCCCCATTGATAAAGATAGGGATATTCTGCGCAAGGCAATAGTCTAGGTGTCGCTTCAGCATATCCCTGTCGCACTTAGGGTTATCCCAATGTATATCAGACAAAAGGGCTACTCTGTTTTCCTCTTTGCTAAGGGAAAGGCTGTGCACGTTCCTAGCAATTTTGGTTATTTCCATCAAATAGGTTGATAGGTTGTTTTGCCTCCAGACCGTACGGCCTTCAGCTTTTGCTTTCTATTTCCGCTCTTTACGAAAGATACATGAACCCAATCAGGGTTAAAGTCTGTGCCAAACTCCCAGATAAGCTGATCAAAGTCTAGCTTGGTTTTTATAAAGTCAAAAACCATTCTGTTAGTGACTTCCCCGTTGCCTCCATCCATGTCGATGTCGATGGCTTGCCCTTTGCAGTGCTGTGAAGATGCGCTGCCTCCAATAAAACTATTTAAAGCCTTGCTTCTGTACCCTGAACTAATAAAAATAGGAACACCAAAATGCAACCGGATAGGTTCGAATACTTTGTCTGCAAGCAGCTTAAAATTTTCTAAATGCTCAGCCGTAGGTGTGTTGTCTATTCCGTGACGCTTTGCAGAATCGCTTCTAGTTACCTCAGCTAAATTAAGATGTTGGCTTATTTTCATTTTTATCGTTTGGTTTTTTGAATATTTTTTCAGCAGCCGTGATCCCTAAAGCAGCAGCAGACAAAGCAGCTACCGAATAAACTAGCGGTTCGTTTTGATTCATAAACAAGGTGCAGCATAAAGTCACTCCGCTTAATACACCGACAAGCCTTTTGCTAGATGCTTCGCCACCTTCAGATAGAAATCCTTTTGCCCAATCAAAAAACTTTTTCATCTTCCTTGCCCCCGATATTTTTTAGGTTTATTTAAACTTTTAGAATAGCTTTTTTTTGCTTTGCCGTTTCTCCTTTTGCCAAAGGTTATTTTAATCTCTGCTACCGCTTTAGCCTTTGCCATTGTAATGATTCTTTTTCCTTTCGTTCCGTATTTTATAAATCAAGTAAACGATTGACAGGATAGAAATCGCCCATGTAAATACTACGTTTACAAATTCAAGACCTGCCATAGTAGTCACGTTTGCAAATACAGCTATCAAGGTTGTAGGTATTCCAAGTTCATCACTTTTAAAAATATTCATGGTTAGGCAATTACAGGTATTTGACAGAAGTTTAAAGGCATAGGAGCAGTGATCTGTATAGCGATTGATACACCGGCTGTAAAGTCATCAAAGCGTTCTTGGAAAAATTCCATAGAGGCATTAGGCGCAGTATTAAAGGTATAATCATCATCAAGTTTTAATTTTGCTAGAACATCCAAAGAGACAAGCATCTGATCACTCTGAATCTGTAGCCTGTTGCTTTTATCTTCAGTAAGTAGATCCGCAAACAGCAGTACTAAATCATAGCGCATAGTAGTGCCGTTGTAAAAGGATGGTCTTACAACCGTCCAGAATACCGGGTATTCTATTTCCCCTCCATTATCTACATAATCGTAAATGTCACCCTCGCCGAATGTTCTGATCATCGGGTGCGCTTCTTGGATCGCTTTTAGCTTTTTTACTAGGTCGACTAATGTCATCTTGTTTGCTTAAATATTCCTTGAGTTTTTTTTCGTTCTTAGAATAAGCCATGTTTTAGAATGGTTTTTTATATCTGTTCCCTTGGTATCTTTCGCTGTATGGCCTGTAATCTTCATAGTCACCACGGCCTAAATTGATAGATACCTTGTACTGATTGCTTACAGGCTGAATAGTAGTTACATCGCTGCCCGGATTCAAGTACTCAGGATAGAGCGTGTTGTTTGCAGTCAGGTAATTGATTGACCTTTCTGCATACCACTCCGCATACCCCTTGTAGTATTGGCTAATTGATTGCAACTCTGCAAATGTAGGCTCTGTGATGTTCTCGCTTTTGCGTTTCACCACCCCTTTGTTTACGAACTTGTACTGCATAGCCATTGGCAACTCACCTAGCACATAATTGAAAAGGGTATCTGTTAGATAGCTATCTAGCAAAGTTTTATATACTGCATTCCCACCGCTTGTAATCGTAGCCGCTAGGATCAAAGAGAGGATCTTGTCATATAGGGCAGTCCCGCAGATAGGATGGATATACCTATCCTGAGTCATCTTAATTACTTGAGTGACATTCTTTAGATCTATGTTAGCACTTGCTACCGTGAAGTCCTTAAAGGACTGCTCCGAAATCATTAATACATTTGCGCTCATCGGCTTGTTTTTTCTACTACAACATTACGTTTCCACTCATGACGGCAATAAGGTGTCCTTACACTTGTATTTGGGTTTGTATACCATCCACCGCAAAGTTGGAATACTGAATAGCCTAATTGATTTGAGATGTTTTGGATTTCTTCACGGGTAAACAAAAGGCTTTTGCCTACACCATCAGCATTAAATAGCTTCTCGCATAAAGGCCTGCTTCCGCTTTTTGCATCAGGAACTCCCGCTCTTTCTTCATAGCTTTATAGCACCTTAAATGAAGTCACAGGGGTAAGCCTTTTGATAGCTGCCTGTCCCGTACTAGTTATCTTTCGAGTGACTAGCCCCGTTTGGCTGATTTTTTCCGTAATCACGTTATCATCAATCAAAGTATTTATTCTTGATATTACCGACTCTTCATCTATACCTACAGCCTTTGCGATCTGTGGTATAGTTGCGTTAATATCCTTTTGAATTTCGCCTACTATCTTTCTTTGGATTTCGTTCAGTTGATACTCTGCAAATAGTTCCTGCTTTACAAATTCATCACCACTTGAAAAGGTCATCTTAGAAGTAGTTATAATTTTAAAACCGTCTTTGGATATTCCTTTACCTTCAAATAAACTTAGAATTTCATCGTCTTTTTGAGTGTGGCTGCACGATAGGTGCATCTGTTCTTCCACGATTTGATTTAACGGCAATTCTAAGCCCGTCACAGCACTATCTATTCCTGAAGGTGCAACCGTATCAACTTTTGGTTTAAACCCTATAAGGCTTCTTATTTCTTCGGCACTCATATTCTCCATAACTTTTGCGAGTATGGTAGGATTTAAAGAGTTAAGTGCATTAATCACCTCTTGAGATGTTGACCCCTCCACTTTTTCAATAGCAGGTAACCCTAGCTTATCACGGATTTCATCCTGCGTCATGTTAGCTGAAATAATCGCTTCGCTAAATTCAAAGCTAATAGGCTCAGTAGGTTGCAATTCAAGATCCGCTATAATATCGTTAAACTTGAAAAGGTAATTAACCGTATCCTCAATCGCTCTTTGCTTTGCATTTACATAGGTGTTCTGGAATAGCTGATAGGCTTCACGCATTTCGCTTCTTCCCCCTAGTTGTCCTTCGGTTTTAACACCGAATAGCATAGGGCTTGTAATCTTATGACCTGTAAAAATCTCTTGCTGTACGCTCTTATTAAGCAGGTCAAAGTGCTTGTCTAATTCAGTCCCTGATAGGTCGATGATAGAAGGTTCGTTCTCTTTACTATCGTTAAATGCCAACATGAACTTACCTGCGTTTTTAGATCCGCTAAATTTGTTCTGGAATTGTCGCTCAATTCTATCCTCTTCCTCTTGGCTTACCTTTCCTCCGTTCAAGTTTATCAGCTTGCTTGAGAACATCCCGTTGTTAATCGTGTTCAAATGGTACTCACCTATGCTAATATCTAGTTCGATATAGCTAATCGCACCCCGATAATCAGGAAGGGAATATGTATTCACCCCTGCTCTGTATTCTTTGAAGTAAAGTATCTGAGTTCCTGTGGTATTGTTAGGATCAAATGCCGGGTAAGTTTCGTAGTCTGGCCGAGGGTTTACATTGTCATTCTTGATCCAGTTATCAGATACATAAAACTCACTGTTTTCTGCGTTCGTTCTTACCTTATAATAGTCAACATGGTATAGTTCTGCGATCTCGCCTGTGGCCTTAGTCCATATCACCTGTAGATAGTATCCCCCAAATATAGTTAAGTCCGTCACTAGCTTATTAGTGACCTCATTTAGGCTTTCTTCCTTGGTGTTCACCTTGTCAATCATGCCGTAGGCTTTTGCCTTCTGCATTTCATCTTCAGACTTCACTCCCCACCCATTCCCACAGATATAGTCTACCTTTCCGGTCACGATTGCGTTATGCTTTGCGCTGTTATTGTAGATTCTCAGCAAGTAGTTAGGGTAGTCATTTCTTTCCCCATAAAAAATGTAATCTTTCCCTTTTACTTCCTTGTAAATGGGTAATGGTACATCGTCAAATTTTAGAAACTTTATCATGTGGTTGTGTATGTTTTGTAGTTACCGTTGTAACCGTTGTATCTTACCACCCCTGCGGTTGAAAGGTTAACTGCCGTCAATTCCATTTTTCCTGTGGCTATAATTGTAGTACCGCTTCCTGATTGGGTTACGTTGTATCTCCAAAAGCCTACAGTACCTGTGGTAAAAGATGCTTCAGTTATGGCAAATTTTGAATACCTTTCTTTGAATGGGCTAGTATCCGTTAGGGTCAAGGTCACTTGCTCCTTTGTTACCTCATGCTCAAATAAAAAGATATAGACATTGCTGCTTGTAGTTCGCTTATCAAATAAGGGTAAATAGATTACACTATTTGCGCCTTTCGTAATTATCACCATACCCATAAATACAAAAACAGCCACCCATGTTCACAAAAAAAACACCCCCTAAAAGGGGGTGCTTGTTCACATAAACATCAAACCAAAAATTAAGTAATTGGAACGGCTGCTGTAACCTTTTGGCATAGTTCTTTTTCATTGCCTGTGAAAGTCAAAGTGTACCCGCTTCGATCTCCAAATGCAGTACCTGTAGCACTTCCTCCGCCTGTTAAATCAAGACCGTTAGTGATTCCTAAGAACCATTTATCATCCTGCTGATCAGTTACAATTACTGCCAATCTATTTTTTGCAAGTAGCACGATTTCATTTCGTGTGTTGGTTTGCAATTTATTAAGTACAATCTCCAAAGTCTGAGCGTAGAAAACAGTTCCGTTTTGTACGTTTGTATTTACCGCCTCAGCAAAGTTTGAAGATTCCTTTACCAATTCATACTTGTAGAAAACCTTTGTTGCATCCATAGTCAAAACTGTGACAACTCCGGCAGCAATGGTTACCGTGGCAAGGTCTTCGTAAGGTGCAAAGAATACGTTTTTTATTCCACCTAGTGAGTCCTTACAATCTAGGGTGTACCCCTGTGTTAAAGCGCATGGCATATCTTTTCGAATTTAGAATTGTGAAGGGGTAAGGATTATGACCTTACCCCAATTTTATTTAGGCTGCTGCTTTCTTCCAGAATACAACCTCATCAGGGAAGGCAACCTGTACACCGAATTTGAATTCAACTACAAATCTCATTTCGTCTGCCTCTTTTGCATAAAACAATTCGAAACGATCTTGCTCGTTCAAAAGGTCAGTTCCGATGTAAAGGTTAGACATTGAGCAAGTGAATAGGTAGTCAGTGCCGTTCAAACCATTTACTCCAATCAACTTGATGTTTGTTCCCGGTACTACTAGTTCCATGTTCACCGCATCTACAGGGTAGTGGAATAAGTTAGAATCTCTCAAGGCGATCACATACTCTC